TATAGATGAATATGATTATATTCAATTTACAGATCAAGATAATATATTTATAGAACCTATCAGTACATACTGTAATATATTAGATCAATATGATAAATATTTTGTATCAACAGGTTATATGAGTAAAGAACATACTGAAATGAATTGGATAAATAATCAATGGGGTAATTTATGTGAAAAAAGAACATGTAGAGCAGGACATATGATGTTTAGATCTAATGATATAAAAAGTTTATTACCTATATATTTAGACAGTCAACATAATGAACCTAGAGTTAACTCATCATGGAATGCCGGTTTAGATTGGGAATTAACTTATTGGAACCCTAAATCACCAGGATTTTTAACTTCAGATAATTTTATAATATGTGTTCCTGGTGGAGTAATACATAAAGGTATAGATAGTACTATATATGAATGGCCAGTAGAAGAAAATGAATATACTTTAGAAGAATTAAAAAAATTACGAAATAAGATTAATTAAATTTGGATTTTTAAAATATCTTTATATATTTATATATAAACACTTAAACTAATTATGTTCACATTCATCATCATTGCTCTTGTAGTTATTGGAATAATAGGTATTATTATTCACACATCGTCTAAACCATCATTAAAAGAAATTGAAGAAACAAGTAAAAACGAATCTTACACTTCAGATTTACCATTTAATGAAGATTTTCCTATTGTAGAAAAAACACCTACAATGAAACCTAAAAAATCTTCAAATTCATCAAAATCAAAAAAAACATCTAAAAAATAAGTATGGCTCATACTAAATTAAAGTTACACGAATATTATAAACTTGAAGGAGAAATTAACGGTTTGGTTAATCAACAAACTGGAGAAAAAGTCTCTTCTGGTTTACTAAATGAAAAAATTAGCTTTATTACTAAATATTGGTTAACTGATTTAAGTAAAATAGTTACTGAAGAAAAAACAAGTATTGATTCAATTAAAACTCATTTAATTAAATATTATGGAACTGAAGATGAGAATGGTAATATATCTATTCCACTTTGGATAAATGAACAAAAGGATGAAGAAGGTAATGTCATATCAGCTGAACCAAATCCAACATTTATTAAATTTCAAGAAGACTTAAATAAATTACTTGAAGAAGAAAAAACTTTAGAACATTATGCATTTAAATTAGATGAATTCAAAAATATAGAAACTACAGATAATTACTCAGTATTCTATAAATTAATTCAAATAGATTAAGCTAACTGATTTATAAAATTTACCATCTTATACCTCCAGCTGCCCTTTAAATAGGGCAGCCTTTCTTCATGTTTGTACATATTTATAATAAAACTATTTAATGGCAAAAGTACTGTCTAATTCAGGTATTGTAACAGGTGATATTGTACAAGCTCAACACGTTTCTCAATCAGTAAATGCTTTAACAGGGGTTGAAGCTTATGATATAACAATAAGTGGTTCATTAACTGTAATTGGTCCTGTAGATGTATCAGGTAATATTACAGCTCCATCATTTACTGGAACTGCTTCATACGCTGGAACTTCATTAACAGCTACAACAGCATCTTATGCATTAACTGCTTTATCATCTTCATATGCTCTTACAGCATCATTTGCTGTTACTCCTACTGTATCTGGTTTATCAGGTATTAGTGGTATAAGTGGTATCTCAGGATTATCAGGTCTATCTGGTCTTTCAGGTATATCAGGTTTAAGTGGTATATCAGGTCTATCTGGTCTTTCAGGTATATCAGGTTTAAGTGGTATATCAGGATTAAGTGGTATTTCAGGTTTGTCAGGAATATCAGGTATTAGTGGTATATCAGGATTGTCAGGAATATCTGGTATCTCAGGTATTTCAGGATTAAGTGGTTTATCTGGTATAAGCGGTATTTCAGGGTTATCAGGTATTAGTGGTATATCAGGATTGTCAGGAATATCTGGTATAAGTGGTTTATCAGGAGCTATAGGCCCAGTAGCTGGTTCAGCTAATCAAGTAGTTTATAAAGACGGATCTAATAATCCAGCGGGTTCAAATAACTTTACTTATGATGGAACTACAGTAACTATAACAGGTAATTTAACAGTTAATGGAACTGGTAGTATAACATATTTAAATACAATATACGAAACAGCATCTGTAATATATTCATCTGGTTCTAATCAATTTGGTGATGCTACAGATGATATTCAATTATTAATAGGAACTACTAAAATATCAGGTAGTTTACAAGTAACAGGTAGTACTTCTTTATCAGGTAGTTTACAAGTAATAGATGTACCTCAAGGTACAAATGAAACTAAAGTAGTAATGTTAGATAATTCTAACAATTTAGTTTATAGAACAAATTTAAGTATTTCAGGTATAAGTGGTATATCAGGTATATCAGGATTGAGCGGTGTTTCAGGCTTAAGTGGCATATCAGGTCTAAGTGGAATTTCAGGTTTGTCTGGTATTTCAGGTCTATCTGGTCTTTCAGGTATATCAGGTTTAAGTGGTATATCAGGTCTATCTGGTATTTCCGGATTATCAGGAGTTTCAGGTTTAAGCGGCATATCAGGATTATCAGGTCTATCTGGTCTTTCAGGAATATCAGGTCTTTCAGGCATATCAGGTCTAAGTGGAATATCAGGCATCTCAGGACTTTCAGGTCTAAGTGGTATATCAGGATTATCTGGAGTTTCAGGTTTAGAAGGAACTTCAGGTATTTCAGGTCTTATTGGTATACCAGTATTTACACCTGTATTTTCAAATACTTCTTATGGAGTTGATTCTTCAACATTTATAAACACTGGAGGTAGTGGAAGTAGTTTTGATGCTTATGTTTATTCAACTCAAGGGTATAGAAGAGGAGCTTATGTCACTGCTAAAACAACTAGTAACTCACAATTCTCAGCTTTTGGTTTATCTGAGACTATAAGTTCTGCTAATCCTTTAGATATAAGTTTTGGACTTTACTTTGAAGAAACTACAGGTGATGTATCTATAATTGAAACAGGTTCAATAGGATCACCAATATCAACATATTCATCAGGAGATACTTTTTATATAACATATGATGGTTATAATATAAGATATTATATAAATAATACTTTACTACAAACTACTTCAAGAGCACTAGGTAACTCATTATATTTCAGTTCAGTTTATCGAACAGCCAATGAAGGATTTACTAATGTAGGTTTTGGACCTATGGGTGAACAAGGTACTTCAGGTATTTCAGGTTTATCAGGCATTTCAGGCATCTCTGGTTTATCAGGTATTTCAGGTTTATCAGGCATTTCAGGCCTATCAGGTTTATCAGGTCGTTCAGGTCTTTCAGGTACAGCTGGAACTTTAACTTTAACAGGAACAACAGATAATGGTGTTATAACATTAAATGGAACTGCGCCTAACGCGACTGTAGAATCTAATTTAACATTTGATGGCACTGTTTTAAATATCACAGGTCGAATAACAAGCAGCGGAGATCTATTAGTTAATGGTATAGTGGTAGGTAGAGGAAAAGGAAATGATGATTCAAATGTAGTTTTAGGTAGGATAGCATTAGTTTCTAATACATTTGGAATACAAAATACAGCAATAGGTACAGCGGCATTAAATGCTAATTTAGGAGGAAGTAATAATACAGCAGTAGGATATTCTACATTATTAAGTAATCAAGGAGGTTCTCAAAATACAGCAATAGGTCAATATGCCTTATTAACCAATAGTTCAGCAAATGAAAATACAGCTATAGGTTTTTCTGCAATGTATGAAAATACAGTAGGAGCTAGTAATGTAGCTATAGGTGTAGATGCTCTAAAAAATAATAAAGGAGGTTCTAGTATTGTTGCTATAGGAAAAGATGCTATGTTATATTATTCAACGTTTACCAACGCAACTTTAATAGGTTCAGTAGCTGTAGGAGCAGGAGCATTAGTAGGTTCATCATTTGGAAATAACACAGCACAATATAATACAGCAATAGGATATGAATCCTTAGCTATAACTAATACAGGAGCAAATAACACAGCACTTGGAGCATTTGCTTTAAGATATAACATTAATGGTGGTAAAAATACAGCGGTAGGATATCAAAGTATATTTTCAAATAATACATCTGTTGAAAATACAGCAGTAGGATACCAAGCTATGTATACTTCAAGTGGTAATTATAATGTTGCTGTTGGTAATGAAGCTTTATATGGTAGTATTATTTCATCTCCAAATGGTTCTAATAATATAGCTGTAGGATATAGAGCTTTACAATTACTATCCACTGCGAATAATAACACATCTATAGGTTATACAGCGGGACAAAATATAACAACCGGTTCAAATAATACTCTTTTAGGATATAGAGCAGGAAATGGAATTACTACAGGATTTAACAATACACTTGTAGGATATAATACTGGAACAACTATTAATACAGGAACTCATAATACTATTTTAGGTTTATATGAAGGTGCTAATATAAGTAGAACAGTAATTTTAGCGGATGGAAATGGTATAATTTATTTATATGCTACTGGAAGTAAAACAGCAATAAATAAATCAGAAACACCTAATGCAACATTAGATGTTAATGGTAATACAATAATCACAGGCTCATTAACAGTAACAGGACCTATAAGAAATATTGTAAATGATGGATTTGTAAGTTGTAGTTTATCAACTTCAGGAACTGGAGCTGATAGAACTATATTAGCTACATTTAATGAAGTAGATGGAACTGCTTTAACTAATCCACGTCAATTAGTACATTGGTGGACGTCAACGTCACAATTTGGAGAAGCAGCTAGAACATTTGGTTCCCCAACTGTTACACCAGTTTACTCAGTAACTACAGGTAGTAATGTAACACCTATAGCAAGTACTTCAGGTTCAATAAATCACGCTGTAACTAACACATCAGGCCAATTAGGTTTAAGATTAACAACAGCTAATGGTGCTGGATCCGCTACAGTATGGTTTCATACAGAAGTACAAGGTATAATATATTCAATAAGCACAACTATATTTAACATTTCAGGAACATAATAAATAAAATTTATGAAAATAAAAAAATTAACAGAACAAGAACTTTCTTCAATTAAAGAAGTTCAAAACAAAAGATCAGTTTTAGTAGAAAAATTTGGAGTTATAGAATTAAATATTCAAGACTTAACTATTAAAAAACAAGAAGTTTTAGAAGAATTAAAAAACTTATTAATAGACGAAACTACTATTAGCCAAGAATTACAAGCTAAATATGGTTTAGGAACTATTAATGTAGATAGTGGAGAGTTTATAGGGGCAGAATAGTTTTTAACCTCTCCTAATATATTTATGATAAACAATAATCTTATTTAATAAAAATAACATGGCAGAAACATTAATTTCCCCTGGTGTATTAGCAAGAGAAAATGATCAATCATTTATCAGACAACAACCAGTTTCAGTAGGAGCAGCAATTATAGGCCCTACAGTTAAAGGTCCAGTTGAAATTCCAACTCTTGTTACTTCATATAGTGACTACGTAAATAAATTTGGTGATGTATTAGAAAGCGGAAGTGATAATTATTCATTTTTAACTTCTATAACAGCATATAACTACTTTAACAATGGTGGTACTTCATTATTAGTCGCTAGAGTAGTAAGTGGTTCTTACACTTCAGCTACAAGTACAACAATTGGAAGTATAGGAGCTACAGCTTCAGCGGCAATTGAATTAAAAACTATATCTGAAGGAACTATAATGAATAGTTCATCTTCTTTAGATGTAAGTGGTTCATTAGCGTCAGGATCAACTGATAATATTAGATGGCAAATCTTAAATTCTGATACAGCATCAGGAACATTTAGTTTATTAATTCGTCAAGGTGACGATAACACAAACAATCCAGTTGTTTTAGAAACTTGGACTGGATTATCATTAGATCCATTCTCTCCAAACTTTGTTTCTAGAGTATTAGGTGATCAAGTACAAAATTACAACTCAGCTACAAACCAATTAGAAACATCAGGATCTTACTTTAATAATTCACGTTATGTATATGTAAGTGCAGTTAATAATTTAACTCCTCGTTATTTTAATAACAATGGTATAGCAAAATCACAATATACAGCTTCAATACCTCAAAATGCAAGTGGTTCATTTAGTGGAGCTACAGGTACTATAAAAGCAGGAGCTAATTTTTATAACGCAATCAATTCATCTAACACACAAGGATTAGTAGGTGCTAATTATGATGATATGATTGATTTATTAGCTAACCAAGATGAGTATAGATTTAATGTTATATTAACTCCAGGCTTAATAAATTCAATACATACTACTCAATGTACTTCAATTATAACAAATACTCAAACTAGAGGTGATAGTTTATATGTATTAGATTTAGTAGAATATGCTAAAACAGTAAATGATGTTACATCACAAGCTAATTCAAGAAATACTTCATATGCTACTTCATACTGGCCTTGGGTTCAAATATTAGACCCAGGTACTGGTAAGAACGTTTGGGTTCCAGCTTCAACAGTAATAGGTGGTGTTTACGCATTTAACGACTCAGTAGCAGAGCCTTGGTTTGCACCAGCAGGTATAAATAGAGGTGGATTACAAGTAATTAGAGCAGAACAAAAATTACCACAATCTTCAAGAGATACATTATATACAAATAAAGTAAATCCTATAGCTACATTCCCTGGAACAGGTACAGTAGTATATGGTCAGAAAACATTACAAACTCAAGCATCAGCTTTAGACAGAGTAAATGTTAGAAGATTATTAATTGCTCTTAAAAACTATATTTCACAAGTTGCTAACACATTAGTATTCGAACAAAATACAATTGCAACAAGAAACGCATTTTTAAGTCAAGTTAATCCATACTTAGAATCAGTACAACAAAGACAAGGTCTATACGCATTTAGAGTAATTATGGATGATTCAAATAATACAGCAGATGTAATTGATAGAAATCAATTAGTAGGTCAGATTTATATCCAACCAACAAGAACAGCTGAATTTATTTACTTAGACTTTAACATATTACCAACTGGAGCAACATTTCCAGCGTAATTTTTAAAAAATAGAATATTTATAATAAATAAAAATAAATAAAACATGGCAATTTTAGATCCAAACGAAATATTTTTCACAGCATTTGAACCAAAACAACAAAATCGTTTTGTAATGTATGTAGATGGTATTCCTGCTTACATAATTAAAGGAGTAAGTGCAGTGACTGTAACAAACGATACTGTTGTATTAAACCACATAAACGTTCAACGTTTTGTTAAAGGAAAAAGCAAATGGGGTCCTATTACAATGACATTATTTGATCCTATCACTCCTTCAGGTGCTCAAGCAACAATGGAATGGTTCAGATTACATCACGAATCAGTAACAGGTAGAGATGGTTACTCAGACTTCTATAAGAAAGATTTAACATTTGATGTTATTGGTCCAGTAGGTGATATCGTTTCAGAATGGATTGTTAAAGGAGCATTAATTACTGAATTAAATTTTGGTGATTATAACTACGATAACGAATCAGCAGCACAGGAAATAACATTAACTGTACAACCTGACTACTGTATATTAAACTTCTAATCCCCTCCCTCCCTAAATACAGATTAAGAAAGCTCACCCTTTGGTGAGCTTCTTATTTTCTTGTATATTTATATATATAAACTTAGTTATAACTTATGGAAGAAAACAAATTCAAAATCCCTACAGAAACGATTGAATTACCATCAAAAGGATTGCTATATCCTGAATCAAACCCGTTATCAAGCGGTAAAATCGAAATGAAATATATGACGGCGAAAGAAGAAGATATTCTTACTAACGCGTCTTATATCAAACAAGGTATTGTTATTGA